ACCGTTTAAGCGCCAGTTCCAGTTTCAGGTCAGAATTAGTCTCCTTCAGTGTAAACAATTCATCCTGCACCTTACGGAGCCGGTCAGTCTGCTCCACAAACCGCTGTTCCTTCTCCGAAAGCTGCTTCTGCAGGAACTCGTTGTACTCCCGTAAAGCCTTGAACTCCTCAACATCCGCATGGGCATCCTCAATACGCGCATTGGTCTTGCGCGACATCCACCACTTAACAAGCTGCTTGATGCCCTCGATGCCACCGAGTGCGGTCACCAACATAATCCAATCATTCATTTCCATTTCTCCCGGTTTAACAATCGATACAAATTATAAGCACCCCCACATAAGCACAAGCAAACGCTGCCATCTCCGCCCAGAACAGCCATTTCCGGTATCTCAACATGATAACAACGGCTATCGGGAAAGCAACCGCAGGCAAGTACCACATACCGGAGAGACAAACCCAAAGAATTGTAGCTAATCCGGCTATTACTGTCCCTGCATAATGTACTTTGCTCTGAAATTCCTCCTTGAACAGCGGGGCTGTCCCGACGAACATCAGCCCACCGCAAGCAAGAAATGCCAAACATTGCAGGTTCTCCGATGAGCATTCAATCCACACCGGCATAAGCAGCATGGCAGGAACAATCATAGCTATCTGGAACAGCCATGCCGGACGATTCCGCTTCTTCAACTGATAGTAGGTATCAGACAAGCTCCAAGGCACTCCGCACACTCTCACCGCATACATTATGTACATAGTGAGCAAAAACAGCGACATAAAATATAAGTAAATCATAAGCCATCAATTTAAAGGTTGAACACTAATTTTTCAGGATAACCGGAAGTGTAATCATACGCTCCGACCTCCTCTTTCGTAGCAAGTCCCATAACCGCGGCCAGATGTTCCTGCGTGGCATTATAGCATTCCAGGGCATACAGTTCCAGTGCGGCCAGCATCTGCAAGGCAAGAGGAATGGGGATTACATACTTCACGGTATCATACCACAGCACGGTTGTCTCCTTGCCCGCAGCCTGCTCGATAGTGATTGAGTTTGCCAGTCCTACCCGCGTATCCTTGTCAAGCCACATCCGCTTGCCGCCAAGCGTAAAGGAATTCACGGCATCGGACCCGTCGTAAACAGCAATTTCATTGACCTTCGCGCTCTTCACACCCTCCAAAGTCGGCTCATAGGGAGGGATTAATTCACATTCAAGAATTTCCTTTGCAGACGCTGCCGGATGGGTTTCATAAAATGTTTTTTGTTCCACATTCAACGGTACCCAGGCTCCATTCAGGTAATCCTCATAGGTTGTACCCACTTCATAGTTTCCGTCCAGTTCAAAATCAAGACGGACAACTTTCTCCTCTGAATAAATATGTATATATTGCATTATTGTTAAAGCCTATTTTTATTCATTATGATAAATCGGTAATTCGCTCTAATACCTGATGTAAGCGGTGCCGTATTTATTTCAGTAAATGAGCCCAGATAATCCGAAGATTTGAACATACGATACGGAGAAGAACTTTCCTGTGCTATCGCATACTTTCCGTCAGACGAAAGCCCCAAAGCAAAGCTATTGCCAATAACGGAATGCTTCAATGCCCAGGTTTTTCCGTAATCGGCGGATATACGTGCACCGGAATAAGAGTACCCTCCCTCTATAACCATATATTTCCCGTCATAGGATATGGCCAATGTACGGGCAGAGAAACTCGAATCGGTAATTTTAGTCCACGTCTTCCCATAATCCCCGGAATAATAGGCATAGTATAACTTTGATGAACTCTCCCTGTTGCAGCAACACAACATGTATTTGCCGTCACCGGAAATGGCAATCTTTGTGATAGGCCCCCTGAATATTTCACTGCTGAAAGTTTCTCCATAATCGGAAGATATAAACAGCTCATGGGTAGTATAATAGGGAGAATTTGACGCATATGCCACTACGTATCTGCCGGAATGGGACATTTCCACCCCCATGAGAGGCACGGTATTGTCTTTTAATCCATTGGAGACCCGCCATGTCTTCCCATAATCCCCGGAAAGCATCAAATCATATTTGTTATTGCTATTCTGACACACAACAGCGACCAGATTCCCCCTGCCGTTGCAGGCTATCGAGTATACGGAATAGCAATTATCAGGCTTGAAAGGTTCTGCCGTCTCCAGAAAATCCGTAGAACGCAATAATCCCACATTTGCCATATAGCACGAGCAATAGATATGCCTGCCGTCTCCGGACATGGCAATCCTCGTTCTATCGTTGCTGAAAAAGTATTCGTTTACATTAGGAAGGTCGGAAGGTTGTCTTCTGGTCCATGTCATTCCACAATCCTTGGAAATATCTATTAAGGCTCTACTGTCGGAGAATGCAATCACATACTGACCGTCCTTTATATTATTGCTTCGTCTTTTTAATACACTCATAAACCTTAGTCCCTTGTTTTTACGGATATTGAATAGGCGCCAGCGGCATAGCACCAGATACTAATCTCAAAGATATCTCCAGCGGAAACACTGATTGAAGTACCGGACATCGAAGTGAACGCGCCGGTATTGGGTATCGGCTGTGTGAATGCCGCCGATGCGACGCAGCGGATATACAAGTCATTGCCCACTGACATTCCGGAAGCAAGGCTGATGTTCGTGGCAGAACCCAACCTTGCAGTGATACTTCTCTTGGAAATTGGTAGGGAGGCCAGTGTCGTGACCGTATTCGCACCGGTGACTGTCGGGTCACCGACACCTTGCGGCCCTTGTGGTCCTTGCGCACCAGTCGCCCCTTTAGGTCCAGTAGCTCCGGTAGCACCCTTCAGGTTCTTGAAAGCAAAGGAAAAGGTTCTGGCCAATGCGGTACCACCGAGAGAAACGGTCACGGAGGGCGTACCGATGTTGGCGTCAACCGTAGCAGTAGCACCGGTAATACTGGCACTTGCACCTGCTGCACCCGTGGCACCAGTAGCACCGGTAGCGCCTTTTGCACCCGTATCACCTTTGTCTCCTTTATCGCCCTTTGGACCTTGTATTCCTTGTGCACCAGTGGCGCCTTTTGCACCAGCAGGACCGGTAGCACCAGTATCACCTTTTACTCCTTGCGGTCCTGTGGCACCGGTATCACCTTTCATGCCCTGTGGACCTTGTACGCCTTGAGGACCTTGCGCTCCCGTATCCCCCTTCTCGCCTTTATCGCCCTTTGGACCTTGTAATTGTCCTTGACTTTGCCAATCACCGTTATACCAGGCATAATATGTATAAGGCAATGCAGTTCCAACGGAATAGAAACCAGTGATGTTTGACCCGTCAGGTACAGCAGTCTTTAAGGCATCAAGCGTATCGTAACGTCCAAGAAGGGTGAATGTATCTCCCGGCTTGCCTTTCACATAGATATCCGTCTTAACGTATTCTTTAGCGCTCTTATCCCATTGGTATACATAGTGGTCTGCACCGATGTAGGTAGGATGTTCTGCCGTATCAGTAGCATTCGCAGTAGCCGTCTCCGATTCCTGCTTGAGGGCAGCAAATTCAGTGACACGGGTACTTTCAGCATTTACACGGCCACTTTCAGCATTTACGCGTCCGGTTTCGGCTGTTTGGCGGTTAGTTTCCGCACTATTACGTGTATCCTCAGCAGTGCTTCGGGCATTCTCAGCAGTAACGCGCTTACCTTCTGCTGTAGCACGACCGGTTTCAGCATTGACACGACCCGTTTCGGCTGTCTGTCGGGTTGACTCTGCGTTGGCCCGCACTGTCTCAGCATTTTTACGTTCCTCCTCGGCGCTGACACGTTTACCTTCGGCAGTAACACGGCCGGTTTCGGCAGTTGCCCGTCCGGTCTCAGACGTCTGTCGGACCGCTTCAGCTTTGCCTCGCTCTGTCTCTGCCGTTTTCCTGAGACCTTCGGCTGTCACACGTTCCTTTTCGGCATTGATACGCGTAGTTTCAGCAGATGCGCGGGTACTTTCAGATGAAGCACGCTTTGTCTCAGCCGTTTCACGGGATTTCTCAGCTTCCTTGCGTGCGTTCTCCACTATGACACGCTCCGCTTCGGCTTTGCGCACTTCCTCAGCAGCTTCCTCAGCAGGGGCAGACAGCAACTCAAGCGGTGCCTCGACCACCGATTCTTCCATACCGGCAAGACGGAGGGCGGGCAGGCTCACGATATCGGCCAGCGAATCGACAATCTCCACATCGCCCACACCTTGGGAGCCGACAAGAAGGGCTTTCTTCACCTCCTCTACAAGCTGGTTGAACTGATTTGATTCCAATACCATAATTTTCAGAATTGATTTAAGATGGCTGGATGACGTTCAGTTGGTTAATTACCGCACGTTTCACGGCAGCTATGAGCCGTGAGTTCTTCACCACAAGTTCAAGAGCCTTGCAATACTGTTCCGGGATTTCCACCGCATCTTTCGAGTAGTAGATTTCCCGTGCCAAGTCTTCAAAGCCTATATCCAGAAGGATACTTCCGTTGTACATCATTTCATTGCCGACCGTTTCGGCTACGTCGAAGGTCTGCTTGGCGCCTTCGAATGAGGTCTGGGCCTCGATTTTCTTAAAGTTGATTTTCATACTTTCTATTTTAATTATTCTATATACTCATCCATGACAGATACCAATTCCCCAAAACCCGTTTTATCACATGCCATTCACGCCCGTTGATATTCGTCCTGGAAGAGTTCGCGAACGTACCGGAAGGAAAACTGATGGTATTCCCGTTCGGCATTATCCATATCTCATGCCCGTCAGAAGAGGACGGAAGGGATATAGTACAGTTGCCGTAAAAAAGCAGTGTGTGGTCGGTCGCCTTAATGCTGTACCTTGTAACCGAAGAGAGTATCACGTCAGTATTCCGGTATACACCTTGCGTCTTCAGCGGCCCGGCAATTTCCAGAGTCCCGGAGGACGGAGCATACATCTTCCCCACTATCACATCACCACCGAAATAGCTCTCGCCGGAAGATACGTGTATGGCCCTATTGCGCCCCGGAATGGTTGCAGAGATGGTTACCACCCCTTTGACTGTGCCCGCTTCCATAGTCTGGTAGGGCCTTATCAGGATGCTATTGGCTCCTCCGTCCGACGCTATCGCATGCAGATAGTAGCTCTTGCTGAGTTCGAACTGCGTAGTGCTATCTGTAAGGTCGGTCACGAACGCTCTCGAGTTGGTGGATATACCGTTACCATGCAGATACAGATAGTCACCTATCCGGCCGCTGGAGGCGTTTATCTTTCCGTTTACGGTGATGCCGTTCAATATGGCGTTGGCACCGGAAATATTTCCTTTCAACGTAAGATTATTGGCTGTGATATCGTTAAGCGTGGCATTGGCACCGGATATGGTACCTTTCAGGGTAAGGTTATTCGCGGTGATATCGTTCAAGACAGCATCCCTGCCCGTTATACTCCCTTTCAAGGTAAGATTATTGGCGGTGATATCATTCAGTGTAGCCCCCGCCCCGGTAATGTTGCCCTTCAACGTAAGGTTATTGGCAGTAATGTCGTTCAGGATGGCGTCAATACCTGAGATATTGCCTTTTAATGTCAGATTATTAGCTGTAATGCCGTTCAGCGTAGCATCCGTGCCCGTTATGCTGCCCTTTAGAGTCAGGTTGTTTGCCGTGATGTCGTTCATCGTCACACGCCCGTTTGTATCGACCACGAAACTGCCGTTGATGATGGTCTTTCCCGTAAAGTTTATCCGGTCAGCCTCGATTGTAGCATTGGATATCAGCCTGCCCGCTTCGCCTTCGGTGATGAACGCGCTGATTTGAGCACGCCTGACGATATCACCGTTGGGGTCGACCTTTTCCGCAAACATGGTGGCGATATTGCTCTCCGTCACTAAACCGGCTTTGTCGATATTGGTAATGTTACCTTTGGAATCGAAGGTTATCTTCTGCACGAACTGGTCTATACGGCTAGCCGTCTGGCTAATGGCTGAGGTATGCTGTTCCACGGTACCCTTCAGGCTGTTTGTGGCACTCACCATGCTTTCTATCTTCTCGGCCGTCACATGGAAGCCGCCTGCATGGGCGGACATCCTGCCATCCAGGTCAGAGACGGACGCACTGAAGTCTGTACGAAGCTCGCGGGCCGATATGCCGATGGCAGACTTATATGCTTCGGTGATTCCCGTCTCAAGGTCTGCAAGACCGGACGTGAATTCTGCTTTCAGGCCACGGGCGGACAAGTTGATAGCGGAGGCGTATTCTTGCGTTATGCGGCTCTCAGCATCCTGCAGGTCTTCTGTGAACTTCACTTCAAGATTACGCGCAGTCAGCAGGAATTCACTGTGATAATATTCAAAGTTGTCAGCCGTATTTCTGATTTCATCAAGGTTCGCCTGAATCTTCTTGTCTGTGAGTTCGAAACGCATGTTGAACTCCTCGCGCAGGTCGGCAAGAGCATCATCGGTTAGTGTCAGTGCATACAAGTACATGTCACCGGTAAAAGACATATAGAAATTACCGGTACCGTTCCACTTGCCAGTTATCTCCATCTGTTTGAATTCGGTACCGGGATATAGGTCCTTAGAAAAGGAAATCGGGGTGTATTCCTCGAAGCCTTCTTCCTTCTCGTCCTTGAAATGGAAGGCAAGAGTGCCGGGACGTTTCACAAGATACTTGAAAGAGATAGTGAACTGCCGGGGGCGCTTGAGCCCGTCGAAGGTCTCGAAATCCGGATGGCGGTAAAAGTCTGAATTGACCTGCTCGATATAGCTGTTCTTAAGGCGCAGCACATTCTTTGCGCGTTCGCTTACTATATTAGCGAAAGATTCCTTGTTCGCATAGAAGTTACTGTTGAAATACAGCAGCCGGCCGTCAACTCGGAAGATGCGTATGTTGCTGCTACCGGTCCAGTACTGCATATCAGCGGCAAAAGACGCATTGTTAAGGTAATTGTTCAGGGCATTGATTTCATCACGCACGGATGAGATTTCAGACTTGATAAGTCCTTCAATGACAGTGAACATTGTCAGGATGTCCTCACCGGCCATAGTAAGGAATCGCCCCTTGATTTCTACGCCACCTTCCGGTGTGTACTTGATGTAAGTGCTCTCATCACGGGCGCCGATATAGGAAGTACCGTACACTTTCATGTAGGCATGCCCGGTGGATTTGTCAACACCGAAGGAGATTACATCTTTCCCCGTTAGGTTGAAGTCGTCAATGCCGGTGTAGAAAATTATAGACGGGGATGTCTCGTTGGTAGACGATAGCACGATTGCGCTTTGAAGGTCTACATCTGTACGGTGGCCCAATCCTATAATATCGTCACCTGCTTGGGGGATATCACTACCTTCATCACAGATGGCCTTGGATAAGTCAATATAGTCACGTCCCACAGCCATGACCTCACGCCAATAGTAGCGGTTGGAGGCGTTCAGGGTAGTCCCTTCGACGATGTTGCACTCCTTTGCTTGCGCCAGCGAGCCTACACTAAATTCGTTTGCTATCGCTTCACCTTCCTGCTCGGCAAGGAAATAGCAGCGGTAGGCATCTTCCAGTTCCTCCACGCGGATGCACTTCATACCGGCATGGGTGATTGTCTGTTCACCGCCTACATGGGTGGCTTTCTTAACCTGCAGTTCTTCAAAGACGGCCTTTATCTTCACATACAGACGGTCAACGACAGCTTGGGAAGTACCGTCTTCACGGACGGTAATACCACTGCCATTCTTGCCAATCAAAAGGCCTTTTAAGAATGTGATAACCTCCTCCGCTACGTCGCTTGCATCCTTTCTCAAGAACATTCTTAGGGTACGTAAAGCAGAGAATACATTGAAGTTGCTTGCGGCCGTAGCGTCGTTGGTCTTGATGACATAGATGTTGCTTCCTCCCGAACCGGTGAAGGTCTGTCCCTTAAAAGTCAACTCTTCGACTTGCGTTTCAATATCGGAAAGGCGGGAATAGGCGGTGCTTTCGCCAATCGTATACTGCGGGGAATCGTAAGGCTTGTCGAGGTTGATTTCAAAGCCGATGACACGGGACAAGCGCCCGTCCTTGAAGTAGGCAGGATTGACAAGGTTGATGCGCTGTCCTATGTCAAAGCTGTGATTTATTTGGTCTTTGTGTACCCAGATGGAGTTGAGCGTAGCCGTATAGGTGCCGTCGTCGATGCAGGTCTTTGCCACGTACTTCTTTGCAGTGGCAAGCAGTTCCTCTTCGGCAGCAGCCACCAACCCAAGTTCAGTTATCTTCCCGACATTCCAGCCGGACAGCACATATCTGTCACCTTTTTCGGGAAACAACACTTCATCCGGCAGGGGTCTACCGTAGTCCTCGTTACGGATAATCTCCCAAAGCTGGGCGTCAGGATTCCATGTGCCGTCGTCGTTCTTCTCAGTCAGACCAAGAGGGTTAAAGGCAGCACCGAACTCCATGCCGTTGAGCTTGCCGGATTCGAACCTGATTTTGAGTTCATGTCCTTCAAGGATGTATTCCTTCGAGAAGTTGATGCCTGAATCCTTGAACCGGTAGAAGGTAGCTTTTGTCTTTGTACCATCTTCATTATCTACCTCGCTCTCATAAGAGCTTACACCGGTGATTTCACCCACCCGTTTGGGATAGACGTCGTCGAATACAACAACGGCTTCAATGGCTTCCAAATCGGTCAAGCCCTCGTGGGCATCCACGTATGGAGTGCCTGCCGGAAGCATAAGGCGCTTCTGGACGATACCGTTGACAACAGTGGTCCGGTCTACCGGGCGATAGTTGGTAGGGATGTTTCTTGTTGAACCGAACGCATAGATTCTTGTGGCATAAGTACCCTTGCTGTCACTCCGGCTCATGTCCTTGGCTTCCTTGCCAAGTTCAATCTTAACAGCGTCGGAGAACTCACAGCGTCCGAAGTTGATGACATGGTCCGTTACCCAACAATCACAACCCCAGTTATCAGCCATGCTGAACATAGCATCAATGAGGTTGGTATTGTCATAGGTCATCAATTTGGAGGAGTTCTCGACACTATCGTCAATGGAGAACACGAAGTCTTTTCCCTCATATTTATAACCAAGAGCTTTCAAATTGCGAAGGAATACACCCATCTGGACATCCAGTGAAGCGGTAAGGGACCAGGACGCTTCCTGTCCTCTGTACTCCGGGGTGTACTTGAATATCTTTGTTTTCCACTTGAAATAGTAAGCGTCAAAACGAAGTTCATAGGAGTAGCCTCCGTTCTTGTAGGTCGGATAGGGAATATCTACAATCTGATAGATTTTTGCCAATTTACCGCCCATGGAGGCATCGAGTACCCCACGCAGGTCAACGTAATCACCTACTTGGAAATCGACTGGGGACAGAGTATTAAAAGGTAGTACGACATAGTCCTCTTTCATTAAAGAGAACTTGCCTTTTGCACCGGAATTGATACCAGTTGAAAAGCGGGTATTGCCTTGTATGTCCTTAATATCTATCATGTAAACAAAGGTCGGACATAAAAAAAAGAAGCCCTAAAAATTAGAGCTTCCATACACGACAATGAATTTAATGTCGTAAATTTCTAGCCTACAACACGGTTAGATGGATTATACTCACAGAATTTGGCTGATATTTTCCCAAATGTCCGGTCTAAGCTTTGGGCATAAGAAACGCTCTTTCCTAAATACAGCAAATGATAAATATCACTATTGTTCTCAGGAATCTGAATATCAATTTTACCTTTGTAAAGTTCTTCATAAAAAGCTGTTTTCTTTGCCTGATAATCGGCAGGAGAATCACCTTCTACTGTAAAAACAAGAGTTAACTCACGCTCATCAAGCTTGGGGTTATCCATAAGAACTTGTTTCCCATGTTCCAAGCGTGATTTATTCTCTATAAACTCTTTCAGAGGTACCGGTGCTCCCAGTACATCAAGAAAGTTATCTCCCATTCTAACACCCCACTCTTTTAGGGCTTCTCTTCCGTTTATTATTAATTCTGCCATAACTATTATAGATTCTTTATATCCTGCTTGATATCATTTGTATTATCGAGTATTCGCGGACTATTCTTGGCAAGAATAACAGAGTTTTCAAGTATATCTCTACGGTCCATGTTACCTTCTACTTGGAATGTTCTCATTTCATCTACGATTCTTTCCATATTGGAGACTCTATCGGTCAATGCCTTTATGTCCTCTGTCGGGAAAACAATATGTACCTGCGACTGATAGCCGCTCGCTATTGTCTCTTTGGCTCTATCTGCGAAATTAGGAGTTCCAGATAACAAAGCTGGGACATCCCCACTTCTAAGATTGAGCAATGAAAGTTTGCCATTGATGGATGAAAGTAAACCGGTCTGTTGAATGGACTGGTTCTTTATTTCTTCCCCGGCAACCTGCAAAGCTGTAAAACGTCCGTTAAGTTCTTCGCCGGTATCTTGTGACATGGCTTCAAAACCCTTACTACTCGCCTGCTGTAAAAACATGGTTCCAAAGAACTGGTTGATGGCATCAACTTCTTTCTTCATGTCGTCAACCATCGTCTGTTTCATGGAGTCGAGGAGCTGCTTTTCTTCGGAAGTCAGGTCGTCATCTCCCATGGCCTTTTTCCACTCATTGTACCACTTCTGCATCTGCGGTTTGAAGTTCTCCACATACATGGCCTTAATCAAAGCCTTGCGCATGTATTCGCTCATGTCATCGGAAATATCCTCCGCTGTGGCCTCTATATCGTACAAGGAATTCAGAATACCATCAGAGAACGACTCCCATTCCTGCTCAGCTTCATTACGGGCGTTCTCCGCTTCCTGGGCGGCTTCTTCCGCACGGTTGATGGCTCCCGTATCAAGAGTGGGGAAAAGCTTGTTAGCCGCATCCACAATGTCGACACCGGCTTTCTGAATTTCGGCTATCATCTCGTCCAGAGTCTTGCGCTCGGCCGTATCAATGGCACCGTCTTTCATAAATTCGGTATATTTGTCATACCAGGCCTGAATCTGAGGCTGGAGCTGGGCAGTAAACATGGAATCCACCAAGGCATTGCGCATATATTGATAGATATTGTCGGCTATGTCCTCGGCGGTAGCTTCTGCGTCATAGAGCACACTCTTGATACTGTCGGAGAAAGAGTTGAACGCTTTCCTTACCTCCTCTCCAGAGTCTTTCCACGCGCCACTGATTTCCCCGGCAGCATCGGCGACCTCCTTGCTCAATTCGTCAATGTCATTCTTGATATTGGCACGTTCTTCATCGGTTACAAGTCCATCCTCCGAGTATTCCTTCCATTTCTCCCAGATAGCTTTGATACGTGGTTCATATTGCTCGATATACATGGATTCGATAAGTTCCTTGCGCATGGATTCGGAGATATTCTTGGCAACGGCTTCGGCTGTTACCTCGGCATTGGTAAGAGAGTTCAATATGTCATCGGAGAAGGACTTGAATTCCTCTTCAAGTTCCTTCTTCATGTTACTCTCGGTAATGCCAAGAGTATCAGAAAGAATGTCTTTGGCGGCTACGATGTCATTAGCCAACTTTTCAGCTTCGCTTCTCAGTGTATTACGTTCAGCATCGGTTATATCGCCGTCAGACATGGCTTTCTGAACCCGTTTATAAAACTCTTCTATCTGTGGTTGGAAGGTATCGGCAAACATCTTCTCAACCATTTGTTGACGGATGTACTCGAAGATATTGTCTGTTATGTCTTCGGCGGTGGCTTCGATGGAAGACATGGCAGACTTGACGTTATCAACAAACGACTGCAGGTCTTCGGCGTCCTTCAGTTTGTCTGTGAAGATGCTGTTCACACCCTCAACACCTTTCATCATCTGCTCAATGTATCGGTCAACCTGAGAACCGAGCTGTACCATGTCACTCTCGGACAATCCGTCTTTGGAAAGTTCTTCAAAAGTCTTGTACAACTCTTCCATCCTGCCCTTGTATTCTTTCTCGTACAAAGCCTTTATCATTGCCTGACGGAAGTAATCATAGATATTGTCAGAAACATCCTTGGCTGTCACATCAAGGGAAGTAAGAGAATCCTGCATGCTACCGATGAAGTTCTCATAATTATCCGTGCTACTGTCGCTATCCTCTTTGGTCCAGCCGAAAATTTCCGCAAGCTTGTCACGTTCGGCAAGTGCGGAACCGGCGATTGCATCATACTGCTCCCGAAGGGCCTCCATCTCCTCCTTGGTAATGCCTTCCTGGTCTTTATTGGCCCGGGCAAAGGCATCGTACCACGTTTGAAGGTCCTCGGTAAATTTGTTGCCTACCATTGTGGTAAGCACGGCACGCTGCATATATCCGCTGAAACTGTCAGAAAAGTCTTTCGCGGAACTGTCCATATCCATGAGAGTATCTACAAAACTGTCGAACACACCGTCAAAGGTTGTTTGGGTGAGCTGCTCTTTTATCTGGTCCTGAATATCCTCAATCCTTTCCTCTCCATCTATAATGCCGTTCAAATATTCTTGCACGTCACCGTCCATCTTCGCCCAGAAGGCAGGAGCTTCGGATTTAAGTTTCTCCAATTGCTCAACAGTGAGGTCAAACAGTCCGGTCATTCTTCCGGTCCCGATAAGCTCTTTGGCGGCATTGACTGACATGTCGAGTGCGTCGGCAATGTCCTGCCAGTCGCTTGACGAGGTGTTCTTTGCCATCCGCTTGCCAATGGAATGGGAACCGGCAGATGCACCGGAATTAAGACGCTCTTTTCCCAGCAGGCGATATGCCTCAATCTGCTTTTCAACAAGGCCAAGCGCCTCTTCTCCGACCTTGTCCGCTTCCATACCGTAGGAAATGCCGATATATTCCAGTTTCTTGTCTATCAGCTCATCCCATATCTCATTGAGTTTGTTATATTCCTCAACCATCTCATTATAGTGGGAATAATCGGCACCGAACATCCCGTCCAACGCGGACACTACAGAGGAAATTCCAGAAACCGCACTCATTGCGCCTCCGACAATATCACCCGACATGATTTGCCCGAACCCGGATGTCGTTTGTCCTAAGCCGCCAAGCGCATCAATGGCACTTGTTATCTTGCTATCGTCAAATCCGAATATGTCGGCGATACTTGAGCCGAACTCATTCAATGCAGGGGCAAAAGACGTCACAGCATTTCCTGTATCGGTGATTCCTTGACCGATTTTCTTGGAATCGTTGCCACCCTTTTTTATGGCTTCTATCCCTTTCTCCAAGTCAGAGACGAAAGCCTGCCACGGTGATTTGCCTTTCAGCTCATCCTTTAGCCCTCTGATTGCATCTGTTACGTCCTTTATGGAGATTTCACCCTTTTCTATCTTTTCAATGTCCTTATCAGTGAATCCGAGCGCTTTCAATTCATCAAGTGTAACATTCGTTCCGTCACTTTCCTTTGTACCAGACATGTACTTGACAAGTGTTTCATACTTATCAATGATGGACTGAATAGCGGAAACGGACTTATTGCTGGCATCTTCAAAGAGGTCTGCCATCGCCTTTGTGGAGTGACCGAACTGTTCATCAAGCTGTTCAAGAGCCTTGTTCTTTTGGGCTACCTTGGAAGCGTACTCCGGGCTGTCGGTTTGCAGTTTGGCTATCTCGTCATTGTATTTCTGTACAAGGTTCTTGCGCTTCTCCTGATAGTTTCCGTACTCAATGAAGTATTCCTGCCATGCTTTACGTTCGGATTCCAACTTCTCTTTACTGGCATCTTTAACCCCTTTCCCGTATGACTTGTAAGCGTTTTCTTCCCAAGCGGACAAATCAGATTCCTGCTCATCGGTCAGTTTTCCATTTTGGGCCTTTTCCCACTCTTTGCGCTGCTTGTCTATCGCATCGAGTTCTTTCTGATAGTCCAAGTCAATCTGAGCCAGCTTCTTCTCAGTACCATCCTCCATGAGGTTGACTTCATCCTGCTGGTTTTTCCGACGAATGGAAAGAAGTTGTTCGGCAAGTTGTTCTTGCTGTTTAAGTCGGTTTTCGGCTTCTTTCTTGGCTTGATTTTCCTGCTTGATTAAAGAACTTCCGGTAATACCACCTAAATCTTTATAGGCTTTCTCTTTTGATAGCATATCTTCACGGGCCTTTTTTACCTGTTCCGATGTTGCTTGTTGGTCTTTAAGTAATACTTCATAACCTTTCTTTGCTTTTTCCCAATCGGATTTGGCTTTCGCAAGGTCTTGCTGGTAGGTTGAGGTTTTACGTGACTTTAACTCCGATTCAAGTATATCTATTCTACTTTGCAATTCAGATTCAGTAGTCGCACCTTTCAAAGAACCAATGCCTACATTCAAAGAATACCACTTATTATTCTTTCTTGCTTGTTGAAGGCGCTTCATTTCATTCAGTTCTGACTTTATCTGAACATCAGTATTTTTCTTTAAATCAAGTTGCCATTGAGCTAGTTCATCAGAACGGACTTCTTTTTGATAAGCTATGAGAATATTTCTTTCTTCATCTATCTTTGATTTCAAAGTAAATAAAGTTTCATTCCTATATTTGTCAGCAAGTTGTTTCTCTGATTCATTCAAGCTGTTTTTATGAAAATTCGGGTCTTCTCCGAACCTTTTCCATAATCCGATAACCTGTTCGTATTCATCAATTAGTTTTTTAGAGTTGTTGTAATTAATTTTATTCTCTTCTACGTTCCTTTTTCCAGCTTCCTCATTGTATTCTTTCCATAAAGCTATCAAGTCTCTAATATGTCCTTTTTCATCTATGTATTTTTGGAAGAGAGCAGGATATTCATTCTTTATTGCATCCATTGCCTTCACCCTATCCATAGAAGAGGTATATTCATTTTGAAGGGTGGAAATCAATTCTTCAAGCCTTTGTTTATGTTCTTGCTCTTTTTTAATAGACTGTTTCTTTTGCTCGTCAAATCTTTTTTGCGCTTTCTCTGCCGCGGTTGTCGAATCGTGGAAAGCCCACATTGCAGCACCAAGCCCAATAACGGCGGTAGCCAACAAAACATAAGGATTAGTAAGCATTGCAGCGTTTAAAGCTAACTGCGCTTTTCGTGCCAATAAACGGGCATTGGTAAGTCCAATCTCCACAAAGGTATGTTTGCTTTCAGCAGCGGTAACAAGCATCACTGCGGTTCGGTATGTACCATAAGTAACAACAAGTCCAGCCAATACCTTACCAACTGTTTCATAGTTTTGTATTAGATAGGTTGTTGCGCGGTAAGAACCTGCTATAAGTTCTTCATTAGCTTCGCCTATTTCATTTAATTTTTCTTTGATTACTGCATTTTGTTTGTTTCTTTCACCTCTGATTCCAGTGTTTTGCTTTTCAAGCATATTATAGAAACGCCCACCCTCAGATGTTGCAGCCGCAAAAGCGTCTGCAACCATTTCGGAAGAAATGGCGCCTTGCTCCATTTCCTTTTTTAGGACGGCAATGGATTTACCTGTTTTTTCAGAAATAACTTGTAAGGGGTTAAATCCCGCATTAATCATCTGATTCAAATCTTGCCCCATTAATCTTCCGGCAGCAGACATCTGGGCAAAAGCAAGTGTCATAGAGGAAAACTTTTCATTGTTCCCCATAGTTATATCTCCGATACTTTTCAATGTTGGAAGTACCTTCTCTGCATCAACATTAAAACCAAGAAGCGTTTGGGCTGCTCCATAGGTATTCAATCCGCTTTTGATTGAAAGCTCTTTTAACCCTCCAATCATCTCTTTAGCCTTACTTTCTGATTTTAACAATGCTTCAAAAGATTTGCTAACAGAGTCTATTTCTATCCTAACACGGGTGACATCTGAGATAAGAGATTTCAACATAGCAGTGCCTCCGATAACTCCCAACGCCTTTTTCCAAGAAATAGCTATACCGTTGTTAGTTTCTACTACCTGCTTTCCATCATTTTTATAAAGTGCATATTCATCACGGAGTTTTTTTACAGACAGTCGGGCATTTGCCTGTTCCTGAGTAAGCCCAAACAATGCAGCTTTCTCTTCATCAAGAGCTTTCTTAGCAGCATTGTATTCTTCTAACTTGCTATTTGCTGATAACGGATTCCTTTTCAATGCTATACGATAAGCATCCCCAAGTCGTTTTACATCCGCTTCAATATCCTTAACTACCGCTTTTTGAGCAAGAATCTTCTCTGTGAATCCATTCACTACCTGAGAAGCATCGAAGATTTTCCTTTTGAATCCTGTTTCCATCTCTGCTCCAGCTTTGGCTGCATTAGTCACCAACTCATCCAATCTTTGGTTGGATGCAGTAAGTTGGGCATTCAAAGCCTTGAAAGCAGCAGGAGATTGCGTGCCATCCATGCTCATTAACTCCTGCTTTAATTTTGCAATTTCATTACGAAGTCTTACAACTTCTTCCCAGTCACTACCTACCTTAAAATATAATTTCGCCATATCTATTTCTTTTTCCTACGATTAGCCAATTCCTTACCACTGATTCTATTCACCTTCTGACCACCATATACTGCGTGTAATTTATCCCGTTGCATCATCAGCAGATTCCGATAAGGGATAATCTCAAACACTTCTGTATAACTCAGATGCAGCGTGTCAATCAAATAGGCTATCTGCCCGAAGAACGTTGTGTTTCCTACTGTTTCGGTCTTGCTGCCAGCATCGACACGTTCCTCATCGAGCTGACACACTGAAAAGCCGATATATCCATCATAGAGAAACAGACTTCCAAGGCATTCCTAACTTCTTCAAAAGTCCCGTTCTCTAAATTTTCAGCCAGCTCCTCACTGCCACAGATGAAACAAGAAATGCCTTTCAGCATATCTCCAGCAATTTCAGGAAGTTCTTTAATAGCCTCCATTACATTATCTCCAGTCATGCCGATATTGGAAAAATGATGAATGACACGACAGATAATTTTAATTGTAGGAGGTTTAATGGTATAAACCATCCCTCCTATCTCCACATTCATGAAATCCAGCCCTAACAAAGCATCAGAAACTGTTTTTGCTGCTTGATTATTCATAACATTAAATTAAAAAGGCGGTGAGCAACCACCCACCGCCATCTGAAAACAATCCTTTTACTGAAAAATTATCAACCTTCCGGCACTACAACTTCCGATTCGTCAAACCACTTTTCGGAAGCCAATCCATCTACACCTGTGGAAAGGGGAACGGCCGAAACAGCCAATCCGACAGCCTTATCGGTATTAGAGCCACGGGCATTGATAGCCGCTTTCGGAAACACAACATAAACTCCGTCTTTGGTTTTACCAATCACACATTTATGAATAGGCTTATACTTGCCTCTTTCCCAATTCTTTTCTGTGGCTTTACCACCTTGTAAATCAGCCTTTGTAGCATAATCATACTCACCAATGGTGAAGTTGATTTTCACCTCACCCGGTTCAGACGTTTCCCGGTAGTACTCACCAGTCAAAGCGTTTTTGTAACGAGTTACACTTGCCTCTGCTTCTTCGTATTGATACGTGTCACCATGCACATTCTTGACCCGCTTCGTTGCTGCGTTTTTCAAGATGGTGGCTACTTCTGCGCCTGTTAATCCGGCAGCTGGAGTAGTAACCGTTTTAATCGGTTCTGCATAATACAGTTCGTCAATTTCTACTGCTGTAATCATATCATTTTACATTTAATACATTAAACAAAATTCTCACATTCACATAATGACACTTCAAAGCTGTGTCCGCTTCTGTACCGATAGAATCAATAGAGTAACGATATGTCATACCATCATAGGTGCTTACTACATCATCAAACAGCTTGTCAGCCTTTCTTTCAAGTTCGTTAAGCCGGATTGTGTTCGCTTCATTCTCGCTTAAATTGGGTACACATAGATTCACTTCTGCGAAAGATTTCTTCCAATAAGTTCCCGTCTGTTGTTTCTTCGTGTGGATGACAATCCTTTCGGACTTCAATT